CTGCAAATATTGCTGGTCAGCCTAGCGGTCTTGGCTCTTTGGCTGGTGGTGCTATGCGTGGAATGATGCTTGCACAAGCTTTGCGTGGTGGAATGGGTAATAACTCTGTAGAGTTGCCTAAGATTGACCCACAAATGAGTAATGTTGCTGGATTAAGTGGTTCTGAAGGTACAGGCGTAACCTATGGTGGAAGCAATCGTTATGGCGATTACGGCAACTTTAATACAAACATCAGTAATGTAGGTTTTAAGCCTTAAATAAGGAATAATCATGGCAGTCAATCCATTCACAGGCGGTTCTGCGGCTCTAGCTGACATTCCAGTAGAGTTACAACCACAATTACAACAAGCCAATCGTCAACAACAGATGGCAAACTTGTTATTGCAACAAGGTATGCAAGGTCAACCACAAGGACAAATGGTTAGCGGTCACTATGTTGCCCCTAGCTGGTCACAAAACCTTGCTCCAGTAGCCAATGCTGCTTTAGGGCTTTTTGCGGGTTATCAAGCTGATAAAGCACAAACTGACCTTGCAACCGCATTGCGTGGCAAACAAGCTGAAATTATGGAAAAATGGGCTTCTGCTACCCCTGCTGAGAAATTTGCACTTGGCACAAGCCCCTATGCTCCTAAAGCCTTGCAAGCGGCTACTTGGGAACGTCTCAAGCCACAAAAGCTTGGCGAAGGCGAAGTTATTACCGAATACGATATGGGCAAAGGTACTTATACACCTACCGCTCAAGGTGGCGCAAAGATGTCAGGTGATGTCCGCACTGCGGCTCAATTGCTTGGTATTAACGCACCTCCTGACACATGGAATCAGCAAACATTGCAAGCGGTTAACCAAAAAGCTATGGAGCTAAAAAAAGCTGGCGGTACAACCGTTAACATTCCTAACTTTATGGAAAAAACTTTTGGTGGTGAAGTTGCTACCGATCAAGCTAAGAAATTTAATGCAATGCAGGGCGTTGCTCAAAATGCTCCAGTTACGATTGGTCAAATCCAAAATCAAAGAAAAATCTTGGATAGCGGCAAATTCTTTAGTGGCCCTACTGCCAATGTTCAACAAGATATGGCTTTATACGCTGATGCTCTTGGTTTGGGTGGTAAAGATACACAAACTAAAGTGGCAAATACTCAAAGTTTAATTACTGGTGCGGCTGATGCCACATTGAACTCTATTGCTACTTCAGGATTAGGTTCAGGACAAGGCTTTACAGACAAAGACTTGCGTTTCTTGCAAGATGCTAAATCATTCCGCATCAACATGAACAAAGAAAACATTTACCAGTTAAAAGGTGCAGCCAATGCCGGTAAGGCAGTTGCATTCTTTGCTAACTCAGCTGAGCAGTTACCTAAGATTGAAAGTCTACCTACTAATGCCAATGACAAGCTATTCCATGAGGCATCTGCATTGAACACTGAGCAGATTTGTTTCAGCCATACCATTGACCCTATCTTAATGGGTATCCGTACCACAGGTAGCTTGGGTAATGGTAGTGATATCAAGCAAGCCTATGTGATATTTGAGAAAAATGTAGTAATGGAACTACGTCAACAAGTAGTAACTATCTTTCAGGAGATACTTACCATTGCTAAGATACCTGCTGAGTTCACCATCAATAACTTTCAAATCATTAATGAGACCATCGTGGAACTTGAGGGTGATAGCTCTAAGACTAATGATGCATTGAACACATTGAGTCCATTAGTAGCTACCAAAGTACTTGAGACCATGACCATCAATGAGATTAGAGCACTTGCTTCATTGCCTCCTGTAGAGGGTGGAGATGTTACACAAGCAGCTGCAACTGCAGCAGCACAAACACCTGCAATCTGATGTTATATTTTATCACTGAAACCTACCTTAAGACTAACACTCCGATAACAGCAAACGTTGATGTAACGGATGTAACTCCATACATAGCAACTCAGAGTGCATTGAGAATACAACCTATCTTAGGCACCACGTTCTACAATCACTTGCTTGCTGCTTACAACAATCAGACACTTACACCTGATGAGATTGACCTAGTTGAGTTCATTCAACCGGTTATCGCATGGAGAAGTGCAGAGGATGCTGTATTTGGATTGACGTATCAGTTAAAAAACAAAGGACTTCAAACACAAAACGGTGATTATTCTGCAAGCGTATCTAGGAATGAAGTAGCTTTTGGGATGGAACACTATGCACAAAAGGCTAGTTTTTTTGAGCAACGTCTAATTAGATGGCTACTTGCTAACCGAAACTTGTTCCCTATATTCATATCCACTACCAACATGGATACTGACCTACGGCCAATGTTCAACCATTGCTCATGTATTACACCGTATCAGTTGACTTGCACAGGTATGTGTGGTAACTTCCTTGAGAATGGATACAATAACAGCATCCTAATCTTATAATGAAATCACAGCTCACCATACTACTAGCTACAATGAAAGCCAATTGGATAAAACTATTGGCAACCATTAGTGCATTCTTAATGCCTATCTCAGGGTTATTGTTTTTGGTAGGCTTTGTGATCTTACTTGATACTATCACAGGGGTATGGAAGAGCATTAAACGCAAGGTACCAATCACAAGCAGGGGGTTATCTGCAATCATTAGCAAGATGTTACTCTATGAGGTAACCGTTATCATGTTCTACATGATTGACCAATTCATTCTTAACCATATCATCCTGCAGTTTTTTTCTGTAGAATTACTGCTCACTAAGGTACTTGCACTCATCCTGGTATCCATTGAGGTGATGAGCATAAACGAAAACTACAAAGCAGTAAAAGGGCTTGACCTATGGCAGTCAATGAAAAATCTTTTTGCTAGAGCTAAGGATATTAAAAAAGAGGTGGATGAAATTAGACACAAGCAAGATATTACAGGAACGCCTATCTAATGCTCAGTACTTCCATGAGGAGTCTGAGAAAAAACAAATCTATTTACACCATACTGCAGGCAATGGTAATGCTGTAGCTGTATCACGTTGGTGGAATAGCAACGCAGATAGGATTGCTACTGCATTTGTAATAGGTGAAAGAGGTACAATAGTACAGTGCTTCAGCTCTAAGCATTGGGCTTATCACCTGGGGATAGATAGTCAGGACTTCTCAGCTCATGGACTCAAGTATCAAAACTTAAACAAGCTAAGTGTAGGTATTGAGGTATGTAATTGGGGTCCATTGAAGCTCAAGGATGGTAAGTACTACAATTATGTTAAGGGAGTGGTGGACCCATCAATGGTAACTACATTAGATACACCATACAAGGGTAATATCCATTGGTACAAATATACGGATGAACAGATTGAAAGCACTCGGCAGTTGGTGGAGTACCTGTGTGATACATACGACATTCCTAAGACTTACCGGTCAGAGATATTTGCCATTGATAAAGAGGCATTCAAAGGTACTGCAGGGATCTACACGCATAACAGTGTGAGAAAAGATAAGGCAGATATTTACCCATGCCCTAGAATGATTAAGATGTTACAAAGCCTATGAGATATTTAATACCTATACTCATCCTGCTATCCTGCTCAGCTCCTAAGCGAGCTCAATGGCACTATAAGAAAGCGTTAAAGAATGGACTGCAATTAGTACAGGATAGTGATACCATCCGGATAACTACCGTTGACAGCATCCCAGTGATACTGAATGATACTATCGTATACGAGAAATTCTACACCACTAAGGATACGGTGATACAATTCAATAATGTGTACTTGCCAAAAACAAGATGGCAAACAAGGATTGAGTATAGATATAAAACAAGGGTTGAAAGGATACGAGGTAAGACTATCTATAAAACTGCTCAAGCTAAAGAGGTAGTAAAGTACAAAATACTATGGTGGCCTGTGATTGTTGCGTTTATTTTTGGTATATTGCTCCGTTTTTTAATTCAAAAGGGGCTGCTAGATAGGATTGCCCTGCTATTTAAGCTATGAGAAAAAGACTTTTTTACGACATTGAGACCTCTTTCAATGTCGGAGTATTCTGGCGAACAGGATACAACCTAAGTATCCAACCTCAGGATATTATTCATGAACGTGCAATCATCTGCATCTGCTATAAATGGGAGGGTGAGGATGAAATTCACAGCCTAACATGGTCCAAAAGTCAGAGTGATAAGCAAATGATTGAGAAATTTGTCAAGGTTCTAGCTCAAGCAGATGAGATTGTGGCTCACAATGGTGATAGGTTTGACCTCAAATGGATACGTACAAGAGCTTTATTCCATGGCATTCAGTTTATGCCATCACCTAAGACCATAGACACGCTTAAATGGGCTAAAAAGTACTTCAATTTTAATAGCAATAAACTTGATTACATAGCTAAGCTACTCAAGGTAGGTGATAAGATGGATACAGGAGGGCTTGACCTGTGGAAAGATATAGTATTTCGCAAAGACCAGGAGGCACTTGATAAGATGGTGGCCTATTGTAAGATGGATGTGGAGGTATTGGAGGCAGTATTTGAGAAACTAAATAGCTATGCCATTGTTAACCATAACTATGCCATCCAATACGGAGGGGAAAAATATGAATGTCCTGAATGTGCAGGAATAAACATAAAATACAATAAGAAAGTAGTCACAGCTGCAGGCACTGTACACCATTGGATACTATGCAAGGACTGCAAAAAACACTACAAAATAAATCACCTGGTGTTCACTAAGTATCAGGAATATCTCTACAAGCGTAAGTCTATAGCCTGATTTTTGCGGTGATTATTTAAGCTTATCAACTGATTTCTTATTTAGACTCATTCTAAATTTGTGGAAAATTATGCAAAATTGTTTGCATATATGAAACTTTATATATCTTTGTCAGGTATTAACACTTAAAAATGATATATGAAACAGTTTGAAAGAGCCCTTGACTTTATCAAGACACACGAAAACAACGCAGAGGTACTTGCTTTATTCCTAGAGCAGCTGCTTGTTGAAGCTACTGAGGAAATGACTCAGACAGCATTAGATAACACCGAAGATTTTTTAACCATTCTAAACGCTAACCGATGAAAAAAGAACTATTAAATGTAGTAGCAAGCTTTGCTGTGGTCGTGGGTACCATGGTGGCAATGTATCACACCTTAATCTTTATGATATGCAAGTAACAATAGGACATAGTATAGCATATTTTGACTTTGATGATGTGCATGGTAAATGTGAGTTTGAAATAACTGACATAACTGATGAAAGCTATGAGGTTGAGATTAGCAATGTTGTAGCTACTCAGGTGATTGGTGAGGTGGAGCTTGATTATATGTTAACTGATACCGAACTTGACCAACTCAAGGAAGAGATCATGTGGTGCATCCAGGATACCAACCTTGTAAGAGATATGCAGGACCCTATGAATTATTTTGATGAGGATGAGTGGAGGTATGATGCATAGAGATATATCCGAGATGGCTAGATGGTGGACCAAGCAGTCATTTGCAGGAGATAAGGGAGGCTCCTTTAATATCTCCCTATATTTAGAATACTTAAAATGTAAGAACACATGTACAGATTACTATACTTCTATGAAAGACGGCTCGCAGAGAGCTATGAATTCCCTACCAAAGCACTCTGCAATTGGAAACTCCAACAGTTCAGGGCAGCAGGAACTCATATTTACGGACACTTTGTAATTGAGAAAATATGAAAACAACAATTAAAGTAGGGAGTGACTTCTCAGGAGTAGGAGCATTCAACCAAGCCCTAATGAGATTAGGGATAGATTATCAGGAAGTATTCGCCTGTGATATGGATAAGTTTGCTAGACAGACATTCATCCATAATTATGGAGAGCCGGAGTACTATCCTATGAATGTATATGATAGAGAGATACCAAAGGAGAGTTTAGATATCTATATGACATCACCTCCATGTCAGGCATTTAGCATGGCTGGTAAGAGATTAGGTAAAGAGGATGCGAGAGGTATTTTATTCTTTAACAGTTTAGAATTCATCCAGGTTAATAATCCACGTTTCTTTATTTTTGAAAATGTAAGAGGATTACTATCTCATGATAAGGAGAATAAGAAGGATAAGATAGGCAGAACTTTTAAGGAATGGATAGATTATCTAGGAGGTAAATCAGTTAATGGAATAACTACTATGATGCCAATAGATGGGGCTGTACCTTATCATCTACATTACAAAGTATTGAATGCTAAAAAACATGGAGTACCACAAAATAGAGAAAGGGTATTTTTAATAGGCATTAGAGATGATCAGGATAATACATTCACATGGCCAGCTGAGGAGGAGTTAACAAAGAGATTAAAGAATGTACTTGAGGATAGTGTAGATGATAAGTATTTTTTGAGTGAGAAAATGTTAAATTGCCTTATAAACCACAAATCTGATAAATTTCAAATTAATACACCAGTTATAAATGAAACCAATGAAGCAAGGACACTGAGAACTGAAATGGCTAAAATGGGTAGACAAGATAATTTTATAAAAGTGACCAATTTTCAAGGAAGTGAAATAAGTAATACTATTAGAACTGGAGGAAAGGGAAGTATGACTGATAAACATAATTGGGATACCATAAAAATAAAATCAGGCACAGCTAAAGGATATGAGGAAGCTACTGATGGGGATAGTATTAACTTTTCTGTACCTAACAGCGAAACGAGAAGAGGTAGAGTAGGTAAACAAGTGGCTCAGACATTGGATACAGGTTGTAATCAAGGAGTAATACAATTAAATAAAAGCAAAGAAAGTGGAGGGCAACAACCTTATCAACAAAATAGAATATATGATATTAATGGAATATCTCCAGCTATATTAGCAAATTTAGGAGGGGATCGTAACCATAATATTAATGACTATCGTATTAGAAGGCTTACTCCTCGTGAGTGCTTTAGATTGATGGATTTCCCCGATACATTCACATGGCCTGTATCAGATAGTCAAGCCTATAAGCAAGCTGGTAACAGCATAGTAGTAAGAGTACTAGAGAAAATTATTAATAATCTACCATTATGAATGCAGAACTTTTTGAACTAAGCAAAGTACTTAACCAGGATATAGTGGATATCATTAGGGTATATCAGCTAGATACTCCTAGCAGAAAGCAAGAGATAGTTAGCAAGAGGTACTACCTGTACAACTATATGTATGAGAACCGGCACATGACCACTACAATGATTGGTCAGTACTTTAACCGCGATCATAGTACGGTGGTGCATGGAATACAGGAGCACAAGTATTGGTATCAAAGAAAGGACCAAAACTACCTCAAGATGATATACCCCATTCCAGAACTCATTAGGCCAAAAAGAGCTGATATCAATATCTTTGATGTCGATGTTATGCCGATAGATGACGAGGAAACTAGGGTAACAATCACCGGTAACTTCCCTACTAAATTGTTAAAAAGTTTTCAAGAAAGAATGACTAAGAATGAACTTAGTACTACATTTGAGCTATCATAATTTTTTAAGGGTTAATACTAGAGGAGGGGCTTAGGCTCCTCTTTTTTATGACCGTATGACGGTGTGACAGTTCTCTTATATAGGGTCCTTATAAAATACACCACTAAAAAAGTTTGTACTTTGGAAAATTTATCGTCATATCGTCATGAAATCACTGAAACATAAGCCTGCATTGGTTTATATCCATGACGATGATTTTTATTTATCGTCATAAATTGTCTTTTTATCGTCATTAATTTATATTTGTAACATGTATAACCCAAAAATATCAGTTTTCAGGAGCTTGTTTAACTCCAAAGAAACACCTTTCACACTTGAGGCAATAGAAGTGTACAATAGAATTAAGCAAGGTAACCCCGAGCTGATTAGTAAGATTAAGAAACTGCGTGCTGGAGATAGTGAAAGCAAGATGCAACTCATGGCCATCATGTTTAACGGCACATTCTCTGAACGCAAGGATGATGGACTCATCCAACACTCAGGGCTTTGTGTCCTAGACTTTGATAAGTATCCGGATGCTAAGACATTGAAAGCTGAACGGAACAGGCTCAAGGAATGCCCCTATGTTTACATGATGTTCACTTCACCCTCAGGAAATGGACTTAAGGTAGTTATCCGTACACCTGAAAGCAACAAGTTTGAACACAAACGTAGGTTTGAAGCATACAAGGAATATATCAATAGTGATTATTTTGACGTAGCTAACAGCAATGTGTCAAGGGTTTGCTTTGAAAGCTATGACCCTGATGCCTACCTCAATGAGTTCTGCGAGGTGTTCCAAGGAATTACCCAGGATAAAGGATACCACAAGGCAGAAAAGATAGCAGTGCTCCCCATTGCTAATGAGGACCGTATCATTGAGCTCATCATGAAGTTTAATCATGGGGTGTTTGAACAGGGCAGGAATAATTGGACCTTTAAGGTGGCCTGCTGTATGTGTGAGTATGGGGTTGATCAGTATGCTGCTAAGAATTACCTCCTGCAATATGCACAGGAGGACTTTACAGCGAGTGAAATCAATAACACTGTGGCCAATGCATACAAATCAAGCAACTTCAATACCAGGTACTTTGAGGATGCGAACACCGTTAACAAGGTAAAGCTGAAATTAAAAGAGGGTATCAAGGATGAGGACATCCAAAAACAGCTAGGTGTTAGTAGCTCAATCATTGAGTCAGTAAAAGAGGAGGTGCAGAACTCAGATGATGTATTTTGGCAGGCAGATGGTAAGAAAATTACTATTGTGCCGCATGACTATGCTAAGTTTCTGCAAAAACATGGCTTTGCTAAGTACTATCCGGAACGGAGTAACAAGCCTACCTATGTGTACATTGAGGAAAACAAGGTTAGTGAGAGCTCAGTGGAACTAATCAAGGACTTTGTACTCAAGTACTGCCTAGCTAAGGGTGAACTTGACGTGTACAATCACTGTGCTAAGTCAGCAAATTTGTTTACTGAGTCACACCTGAATATGCTAGAGTCAATTGACATGCGTATCCTGCAGGATGATCGCTACTCATCTTATATCCCATTCCTTAACGGAGTGGCAAAGGTATCCAAGGATAAGGTGGAGCTCATGAGCTACATTGATATAGATGGGTACATATGGAGGGAGCAAATAATCAAAAGAAAATATACCCAAATCGCGATACACGATAATAATTTTCAAGATTTTGTACATAAGGTTTCAGCCCAGGATGAGCAACGGATTAAAGCAATGGAGTCAACACTTGGCTACCTCATCCACACGTTCAAAGATAAGACGGACCAAAAGGCAATAATCTTTAATGACCAGGAGATTGATGATAACCCCAACGGAGGTAGTGGTAAAAGCTTGATGTTGACAGCCATCGGCAATATCCGAAAGATTATCAAGATAGATGGTAAGGCCTACAACCCAAGTAAGAATGACTTTGTGTACCAACGGGTTAACATGGATACTCAGGTCCTTGCATTTGATGATGTGAAAAAACACTTTGACTTTGAACAGCTGTTCTCACTTATTACTGAGGGGATACCTGTCAATAGAAAAAACAAGGATGAGATATACATCCCATTTGAACGTTCACCTAAGATAGTTATCACTACCAACTATGTGATTAGTGGTGCCGGTACCTCACATGATCGTAGGAGGCATGAGATAGAGTTCTTTCAGTACTTCAATAGCCAACGTAACCCACAGGATGAGTATGGCAAACTATTGTTTGATGAATGGACAAAAGACGAATGGAGTGCATTTGATAACTACATGCTATCTAACCTGCAGATGTACCTCCAGAATGGATTGGTGAGAAGTGTATCCATCAATGCTAATGCTAAGCGTTTCATCCAAAACACCTGTAAAGAGTTCTATGACTTTGTACATGATGGAAATATCTCATTGGATGTACGTCACTACAACAAAGCATCATTTGAGGCATTTCAAGCAGATACCAACGGGTTCAAAGACCTTGACAGCAGGAAGTATCTTAAATGGGTGCAAGCCTATGCAAGCTATAAAGGCTATAAATTCACTAAGAATAGAGACCAGCATGGTAGGTACTTTGAATTAACTAAACAAGATTAATCATGATAGACTTAAACAAAAATTATATTACCTATTTGCATTTTGGCAATATAGAAAGCAATCCTGAAACTATTTTTAAGTATTTAAGATATCTTGGATATTATCACGAAGATAATAAGTGGTATTACGATCCTAAATTAAAACGAAATTTAATACAGGAATGGATAGAATTTGAAAAGCATCCTGTTGGCTTTTCTAAATATACTCAAGATGAATTAAAACAAAAACAAAATGAACTACCTATGAAAAAAGAGTACAAGGCTTTACTGCATGAGCTGAAACTAAAGAAATATGCAGAAACTCACCCTAATTACCCACCTGATTATATTCCAAAAACAATGTACAAAGACTCAACAGCAAACGGATTGACCAAGGCAATATGTGATTATATCACTTTACATGGATACCAAGCCGAACGTATCAATACCATGGGTGTAGCCCGTACCAAAAAGTCTACTGATGGTAGAGTACTGGGAGTAACATGGACCAAAGGAACGGGAACTGCTGGGAGTGCTGATATATCTGCTACCATTAAAGGCCGGTCAGTTAAGATTGAGGTGAAGATAGGTAAGGATAGGCAGTCTGAGGCTCAGAAGAGATATCAGGAGAACATCGAAAAGGCAGGAGGTACTTATTACATAGCTAGAAATTTTGATGATTTTGTAATTTTTTTTAATGATTTTGTAAATAAGTAAAATTAATTTGTATATTTGTAGAAATTTAATACCTTAAAATTATGACAACAAGGAAAACAGCTCAAGCTGAAGAGCCAAAACCAGCACTAAATATCTTTCAAAAACTGCACTGTGCTAAGCAGTCAATGGGTAAGGTCATTAAGAATGCTACTAACCCACATTTCAAGCGTTCATACGCTGATATTAACAGCATCATTGAGACGGTTGAGCCTATCCTAATGGATTGCGGCCTAATCTTAATGCAGCCTGTTAAGGATGATAAGGTATATACTATCATCATTGACATTGAGAACGGGGATAGATTTGAGTCATTTATGACATTACCTCCCATTACAGATGCACAGAAGCTAGGTAGTGCAGTTACTTACTTCCGTAGATATACGCTAGTGAGTTTACTATCCCTGCAGGCAGTGGATGATGATGGTGAGACTGCAAGTAAGGCACCAAAGGCAAAGCCTACATTAGATGGTGAGAGATGGGATAAGGCACTGAATGCTGTGAAAGCAGGTAAGTTCACTCCTGAGCAGATTAAAGAGATGTACAACCTAACTAAAGAGCAGGAGGCACAGCTATGAAATTCAGAGCATCACAATTAGGAAAATTAATGACCTCCTCCAGGACTAAGGGGGAGGCATTGAGCCAAACAGCTAAGAGCTATATCATCCAACAAGCCAAAGAAGATTTTTTTGTATATAGGACTGAGCTGAACAGCAAGTATATAATCAAAGGATTAACTCAGGAACAGGACAGTATTGACCTACTTAACCTGGTTAGGCTAGAGGACTACAAAAAGAATGAGGAGAGGGTAGAGAATGAGTGGTTATCCGGATGCTGTGATATCATCACTGATACATCCATCATAGATATTAAGACCTCATGGTCCTTAGATACGTTCCCTGCTACTACATACGAGCTCAAGGACCTATCTGACTATGAGTGGCAAGGTAGAGCATACATGTGGCTATATGATATGCCTAAATTTGAGCTGTGCTATGTCATGGTAACTACTTCACCTGAGAACATGAGTGAGTATGAGAATGCAGCAGTACACTATGTAGATCATATTGCACCTGAGAAGCGTATCACATCCATTACCTTTGAAAGAGATAAGGAGATAGAGATACAGATGGCTGAGAGATTAATCCTAGCTACTGAATTTTATAACGAAGTACTAACCCAATTAAAAAATAAGTAAAATGAAAAATGTAGATTTTGTTATTGAAAAATTAAATTCTAAAAAATTTAAAAAAAATAAATCTTACTCATCTAGAGAAATTAGTAGTATTATAGGTACTACTGGTAGTACGGTAGTACAAACAGGAGCATTAAAGGATGCATTAAGTATACACCCAGAATGGAAAAATGAGTACGGTAGAATGTGGATTTATGTAGGACATCAGATAGTATCATCAGTACCATCGACATCACCTAAAAAACAAGTAATAAAAACAAAACCTAAACGAAGAGAGATATCTTTATTTTGGGGATTAATATCTATAAGATGACTAGAGAAGAATTTTTTGAGGCAGCAGTGATAGCTGCCATGCAGGGCCTACTGGCTGCATCAGGACACTACCGGGATGAGCTGATTAAAAACCCATGTGAGTATGTAGCTAATGCTGCAAGGCAATATGCTGATGAGCTCACTGAACAGCTTTATGGTCCTGAGTTACCGGTTATTAAAGAACGATTATTTTAACCTATGAAAGCAACACTTGAATACACACTACCTGATGAGCAGGCAGAACACTACTGTGCCATCAAAGGCCAGGATATGCTTAATGTACTATGGGAGCTCAAATCAGAGCTCCGTAGTATGTTGAAGTATGGAGACCTACCGGATGCACAATATGAGATAGTGGAGAAGATACAGGACTTCCTAATCAGTAGCC